CGTCCCTTAAAATTGCTTGGAACTCTTCTTCGTATCTGTCCCTATAAAAATCAATTTGTACTTGGAAAGTATCTTTGCCTTCGCCTGTGTCTGGATCGCGCCATTTAGTCAATATTGGATAAATATATTTCCATAATGATAAATAAACGACTGATTGAGTCCATTGAGTAGTTGTTAATTTACTGTTAGTCATTTCGACTGTAGTAATTTTTGTAATATCTTTATATCTTACTTGATGTCTATATCGCTCCCACCATTCCTCACGGATTCTACGAAGAACATCATTTTCTGCAAATTGTAATTGATCGCCAAAATCAGATACTCCAAAACCTAGAATATCTGGTTGAATCTTTTGCAAATTTGTATTCGCAACTCCAAATAAAGTTGTTGCCATTATTTAGATTTCTTTTTCTTTTTTTTCTTTGGTGTTTCAACAATAAGTGATTCTGATTTTGCACCTTGAACTTTAAAACCTTTTCGTTCCCAAATATCAAAATTGTTCTCATAATCAGATTTATTACGAGTGATAACTTTTCCTGTTGAACTAACTAATTTAATCTTTTCCATAATTTATCCTAACAGATAAGGGGTGGATAAACCACCCCTAATTAGAGTTTTTAGTTAATTACTGATTCAGCTAGTAATTCAACTCCGTATGAATCATGTAGCTCACCTACACCAAATACGGCAGTCGCAACAATTTCATCAGCTCTCAAAGACGCATCTCTTTGAGTTTCTATCTTCAGATCTTGCATCATAGCTAAACCTAAAGCATCTTGTGAAAAGATTGCTCCTTTACAATTATCAGTATCAGTTGTTCCGTCAACATTTGAAGATTCAAAAATTTGAACTCCTGCAATGTTTCCAATGTAACCTGTTCTTAATGCTTCGTTAGTTAAATCGTTTGGATTTGGATTAACGAAAGTATTAGTTAGATTTTTCTTTACATTGTACGCAACTTTTGGATTCAAGACACCGTAGTAAGGTCCAGGAACATTAGCTTGTCTTAATGTAGCTACTGCTTGGAAAATTTTATCTACAGTTAATTCTTGTCCTGTACCACCGATACTACTAGAAAATCCGTCAAATAATGCTGTTAAATCTTGATCCATTTTTTTGGCGATTGCTTCACCAAATAATTTACCAATATCAGCTGCAATATTTCTAGACGAAGAATTTCTGGCTAAGTCCGTTAGTGTGGTCATGATTCCTATTTCTGAAGCTGTAATAGTTACAGAAGTTGGATTCACTGCTGTGTTTGAAAGATCAGTTGCCTCGTTTACAGCTGCTGCTGATACAGTAGAAAAAATCGGTACTTCTACGGATTTGCCTCCGCCTGCAATAGTGTAATTTCGGACTAGACCTCTCATAACAGATTGTTCGCTTGCCACAAATAAAGCTTCTGCTACGATCTCCGTATATAGCTCACTTATGGTGCTCGATGTTGTTTCGTTGGCCATTTTATTTTACTCCTTAATGGTTACTGTTTATTGTTAATAATCCTTTGTCCAGAATCTCTCTGCTTTCTATATTCAGCATACCTTTTTCTGTCTGCTGGATTATTCATATCTATATCACTCAAATTTAAGGTTGTATTGAGCTCTGTCCTATCCACATTTGACACTGTGCCACTACCACTAGGAGTAGCAGTAACAAAGTGAGGGTTCTGTGTCAAAAACTCATTTACTAACTCGTCAGTAGTAAAAAGTTCACCCTTACTGTTATATCTAGCTATACCGTTTTTATCAACAATTTCAACCCCTCCTGTATCATTGAGCTTGATATTATTTTTTAACAGTTCAACCACTTGATCTGGATTGATCGCTCGATTTTTAGAAGCAGAAGATAATAAAGCTTTATTAATCTTTATATCTTTCAACTCGCTTTCTAAACTTGTATATTTTTTATTGAATTCCTCCGATTTCTCTTTGAGTATTTGTTCGAATTCACCTTTTTGTATTTTTTGTTTTTCTTCAGCTTCTCTTGTTGATCTTACTGCATTGATTGCAGTATCTAAATCTTCAACATCTAATTTTTTGTATATCGAAGCTCTTTCTTTAGCCAATCGTTGTTTAACTATATTATTTACATCATCTTCTGAAAATGTATTTGAATTTACAGTTTCAGTTTTTTGTTCTTTCGGTTGTTCTTCAACCTTTGTTTCCGTAGTTTGTTCTACTTGATTTTCTTCTGCCATTTAATACTCCCTTTTATATATTCCAATTAGGATCAGTAGGAATCCAAGTATGTCGACAACGATATCCACCTCGAACTATAAAAGGATCGCCTGGACTTTTGCCTTTCCAACCTTCAGAATTCCACTTCTCTCTAATTTCATCTTCGGTTAGTCTATTGTTTAGCATATCTCTACAAAATTGTCTAGAATCCCTTATTAATGTGCCTGTGTAGATAAAATGAGTTAGTCCTGCATCTTTTGCTTTTTTAATTGTAAATTGTCCATGAAATTGCATGACTGAATCATGGGCTATTTGACTAGCATATCTTCTTAAATTATTTCCTGCACGATCCGCAGCATATTGAGTTTGTAATTTTCTTATTGCTTCATTTACTCTTTTTTCCATTTTAGGATTAAATTTATTTTCATTAATAAAATCAACAAGTTCATTTATTTCTGCGATATTTGATTGTTGGTATACTCCGTTGATATGTCCTCTAATATTAGAAACCATATCGTTAAAAGGTCTGCCAGCTATTACACTTTGATAAACTTCATCATTTATTACTTTTAGAAATCTTTCAGCAATATCTTCAAATCCTTGAAATGTTTGTGTTTTCAATAAATCTATTGTTGTTAGATCAACTTGTGTTAGTCCACGAAAACTAGCAGGAATAGGCATTTTTCCAAAAGTATCTAATACAACTTTAGCAATTTTATTATATTCTTCGTTAATAATAATATCAGCTTCTTGTAAGAATGTTTCTTGGATAGCTCTTCTTAATTGAGGTTGTAAAGCTATTGCAAGTCTTATATCTGTTTGATCTAAATTACCTTTGAAACCTGTTGTAACTGTATTAACGACATCTTCTTCTAATCTATATAAAACATTTAATATTCGTTCTTCGTGTTGATCAGCTAATTGATCTAAAATCCTGGACATAAATTATAACGGAAAATTTTTCTTCCATGCCCTTATTGACCAATAAGCAGGACTTAAAGTCTTTTGTCCTTTTACTTCTTTTAAAACTCCACCCATTCTAGCAAGAAAAGATCGTTGTCTAGCAGGATTATTTTTTTTTATTGACATTCCTCGAAATCCAAAAGTTACTTTTTTAATTTTACCGCTTGATTTATTTTTTACATAAACCCCAAATTTTTTTCTTTTATTTTCATTTGCTGATAATCGAAAAGGTTTATTTAATTTAACTTTTCTTCCTTGATAAGTTGCCATTATGCTGGCCCTCCGTATTTTTTACTTTTTACTTTCTTTCCTTTAAATTTACCGGATTTACGAGCAACTAATCCTCTAGCTATTGCTGAGGACATTTCCGTTGATCCTAATCTTTTTTTTTGTCTTAATTTTTTTTTCAATAAAGATAGACTAGGAGCGCTCATTTTCTTCGTTTTCTTTTACTTGCTCTAGCGATTATATCTTTATCAAAAGTTCCAGATCTACCACGACTAATTAATTTATTAACTCTAGCCATAGCCCAAGCAGCCATTGGAACTCGTCTACTTCCGCCTGATAAAAATGCTCCTTGTCCTCTACGATATGAAGCTTTCAAATCTGCTAGATTAAATAATTTTGATTTTTTTGCTTTTGCTTTTAATGTTCTTAAAGTTGAAGCTGATAAAGGTTTTCTAAATTTTCTAGCCATTATGCTTTAGTCCTACTCCTTAATAATCCTCTAGGAATAAATCCACCGGATTTATAGATAGATGAAACTCTTTTTATGAGATTTGCTCTTCTTGTTTTTTTTGCTCCTTTTAATCCAGATAGATATTTTTTTGGAACATCTGTGTCTTTATCTCTTGGAACTTTTCTAACTCGTTTCTTCTTCTTCTTCGCCATTTACTCTTTGTCCCTCAACTTCAGTTGTTTGGAATTGTCCTCTTACAGTTCTCGTTAAATCTATTTCATCATTTATTCTTTTTATAGTTTCATTATCATCAATGACTGCTTCAGCTATTTGTTTATCTAATTCTTTGTTAAATGTTTCTGATTTTATTCCACTAGATTTAGCCATTTGTAGATATTGTAAATCATTTGCCCAATCTCTAATATCAAAAGTATCTGGATAATCTACTGATCCGTCCCAATCTCTATCCTGCCATTTTGCAAATAAACCCCAAATATGCTCCTCTGCATTTTCTAGATAATCTGCTTTTTCTGATAATCTTGCGTTTAATAATTGGAATTCTGTTTGTAATGCAATACCGCTAGCGATTTGTTGCCCTGTCGCTCTTACTGATCCCATATGAGTTATTCTATCAATAGCATCAACTTTATTTTGAATACATTTCATTATTCCATCTAAGTTCTGTCCACTCGGTTGAATAATGTAAGGTTTTAAATCTGCTTGCATATCTTCTGGTATTTCAATTATTGATCCAGCTCCTGCGCTGGCTTCTACATTTGGAGTTTTTACTAATGAGGGGTGATTAGCTAATCTGATTAGTTGTTCTTTTTCAGAATAATCATTGTATATTGACTGTTGTAAAAATGCAACATCTGCTAGATCACTAATTCCTATTGGTCTTTTTGCTCCTCTCAAATTGTAAACATTTACTGCAGGAATTTTTCCTAATGGATTTTGTATTTCTTCTAAAAGTTTTACATCGCCTTCTGCATATTCTTTTTCATAATCTTCGACTTCATAAGTTGAAATTGTTTCTTCTGTAAAAACTTTGATGATCGCTCTATCTTCATTTATATCTTCAACCAATACTAACATGTCTAAATAAAATCTACCGCTAGGTGCTCTTCTATAATTCCAATTCACAACATTTTCTGGAGTATATATTGAGATATACGGTCTAATATCTTGTTGTAATTCTTCTGCTCTAGTCTTAAAATTTGTTTGGGGCTTATCTACTATAACCCAACAATTTCCATAGATACTTGCGTTCATTTGAACTTCACGCATTATTGTATCAAAACTTCTTCCGTCTAAATCTGCATCAGCAATAAATGATTCTAATTGTGGATCGCCGTCTAATGTTCCATAATCTCTTGTCGGAGGAACTCTAAATAAAAAACTTGTGTAAATCTGAACTACATTTTTACAATGATTATCTAATGGAGTATGTCTTACTCTTTGATCATATTCTTCTGGAGTTTCCAGGATATATCTATGTAAATAATATCCATTTTTATAATCATTTCCGCCAAGATAACTTCTTATATAAAATTCCCAATTAGCAATATTTGCATGCCATAATCTATGTTTTTGAGTTAAAATTTTTCTATCCATTAACTAAACCTTTGTGGTGGACTAGGATTAAAATCCCTTTTCAACGGATAATTATATTCAATCAAATATCCTAATGCATCGTTCATATGATCATAGCCACTATCTTTATCTGGTATATGTGTTCCCTCTTTGTATATTTGTCTTTCTATGCTTTTTATTACATTTTTGCAAGAATTTAGAATGAACAAACTGTTTTGTCCTTTTACATTTTTTAATTTTGAATTTACTGCATTTATTCTATCTCTTACTAAAGGAGCTTTATTTCTACATTTAACTTCAAATCCTGCATTTTTTAATATTGCTAAATCAGTCATTCCACCAGCAGAAGTTTTGCGTTGTCTAGCGCTCGGATCGGGATAAATAATAATTTTTTTATTATATCGTGTTTTTATTTCATCAACCATTTCATTTGTATTGCTACTATAGATTTGTATTTCATCTATAACAATAATAATATCATTTTCTATTACAGAAACAACAGCACACATCGGTTCCACATTAAAATCTAAACCAATATGATAAGTTAAATGATTGTTACGAAATGTTTCAATAATATTCTTTTCTCTATTAAAATTATAATAAATCATTCCAGAATAATTAACAAAAGTTGCTTCATATTCTTGTTGGAAAGTTCTTAAATCTAAATCATCTTTTGCTTGTTCTATTTCTTCTTTTGATACTTGTTCGCCCTCTAGAGTTGTATATTTGAATGATTGCCAATCTTTATTAGTTTCGCCTAATTTATACAATTCATATGACCAATTTCCAAAACCTCTAGGACTACCGCAAAATAATGCATGTCCTTGAGTATCAGATAATGTCGGTCTTAAAACTTCGTACCATGCTTGCTTATGAATATCTGCGAATTCGTCCATAACTAAGAAATCTAGACCTATTCCACGCAAGCTATTTTCGTTATCTGCTCCTCGTAATGATATTCTAGAATTATTTCTTAATACGATTGTTAGATCGCTATTATTGATAGATTTTACCCATTTATGCTTGATCAATTTATCTTTTAATTCATTCCAACAAATTGATTTTGCTTGTCTATAACTAGGAGCTACATACCAGACTTTTTTATTACTATATCTAGCAAATTTAGCTAATTCATTTATAGCTAAATAAGTTTTGCCAAATCTGCGCCCAGTAATTAAAACACGAAATCTTGATGTATTAGTTATGACTTCTTTTTGAGGTTTTGATAAAGGCATCTATCCCCATTGATCGGCCATAGCATCAGCGATTCCTTGATAAGTAATGCTTTTTAGAGAATATCCTCCAGGATTTCGTTTAGTAGACCATAGATCAAATTTTTTATATGGTGGATTGATAAATTTTGTTTGTTTCAGAATTGGCAAATTTTTTAACCATAAACAAACATCTTTATTATATTCATGTCCAAACATAAAAGGTCTTGCTATCTGATCTGGTTTCCTAAATTTAGAATTTATATATCCAACAGGATTTTCTACACAAACTTTATTAGCATAAGAAAAAAAAGATAATGCAAAATTGTAAGCTTTTTCTCTTTCTTCAAAAAAAATTTTAGTAATATGTGGTCTATCTTTTCTAGCTGCATTACTTCTCATAGCTGAACAAAGCCAAGTACATGGAGGGTGAGCTATTATCAAATCCCATTCTTTATTTAGATAATTTTCAACTTTGTCTGTATAATGATATTTAGAATTATTTATATCTGGTAAAATATCACATGAATAAGCATCATGTCCTTTTTTTCTAAAAGCTTCCCTTACTACTCCAGAAAATTCACAAGCAACTAAAACTTTTAATTTAGTCATATGACCATTGTAAAGGTTCTTCCGTTTGACTTGATTCTATTGTGTCCTGTTGTCCTAAAATATTTTTACCGAGAAATATGAGCATCGCCACATTCCCTTTATCTGCTGCTTTCCATTGTAATTGTCTTAATCTTATTTTTCCATTTACTCTTCCTTTTGTAAGAAATTCCGAATAACTCTTTTCTATAAGATCTGGACTACATCCAAAAAACTCGCCTATTTCCTTATTTGTACAACCGAATTGAGCTAATTTGATTACTTGATCAGTATCTATTTTATATTTTTTAGGTCTTGCCATTCAATCCTCTTTCCCCTTGAGTATAGGTAATTTTTTTTTAGCAGACTTTTTATAATAAATCTAATTAATTTTTTTTGCTTTTATCTTTGTATAATTTTCAAATCGTTGAATAATTACATCAATATATTTAGGATCAAGTTCCATTCCAAAACAATTTTTATTTAGATTTTCACATGCAATCAAAGAAGTTCCAGAACCTAAAAATAAATCTAAAACATTCTTTTTTGTAATAACATTGATAGCTGATTCAACAAATTTTACTGGTTTTGGACATGTATGTAAATCTCTCAATCCGTCTAATCTATCACTATTAAAATCAAAATAATCTAGATCATATCTTACTTTTTTTGGTAAACTTCCAAATAAAAATATAGGTTCAATCTTCCTAAAATGAGATAATTTTCCGCCTGTTTGTTTATTTCTAGATATCCAATAAAATATATCTTTAGGCCCCTTTTTTATCCAATATTCATTATATTTCCAACCAGCTGTAATAAAATTAAACTTTGAATATTTTTCTAATAATTGAAACCATTTATCACAAAAAGCAAGATATTCAGCTCCCTCTATATCTTTATAAGAGTTATATTCATAATCTAGGCCATATGGAGGATCAATAAAAGACATTTCTATTTCTTCATTATTTAATAATTTTTTTACACTTTCTTCGTCAGTACAATCCCCACACATCAACCTATGACGGCCTAATTCATATATATCGCCTTGTTTTATTCCTCTATCTGATACATTTTCTGGGATTTCATCTTCATCGCTAAAATATTCTTTATCATCAACAATGATTTTATCTAATTCCTTTGGATCAAATCCTAATAAATTAAGATCATAATTATCATCTAGTAAATCTGATATCTCTAGATTCAATAAATCTAAATCCCAGGCGCTATCTTCATTTAATCTATTATCAGCAATTCTATAAGCTTTTGCTTTTGTTTCTGATAAATCTGCTATGAATACAGGAACTTTTTTTAATCCAAGTTTTTTAGACGCTAACAATCGAGTATGTCCCACAATTACAATCATTTTTTTATCTACGACTATTGGCTGCTGAAATCCATATTCATTTATAGAACTTGCAACTTTATCTATTGCTTGATCTTTTCTTGGATTATTATGATATGGGATTAATTTTTCTATTTCTATTTCTTGTATATTCATAAATATTCATTCCTCATTTCTAAATCATTAATTGCTTGATCTTTTGTGATTAATCCTTTTTTTATTCCCATATCAATAATATCTTTGTTTCGTAAGGCATAATCCTTAATAAACTGAGTAACTTTATTATTTTTAATTGCTTCTACAAACATTTTTACTCGTTCTTCATCTCTATTCACTACTCCAAAATTATAATTTTTTTCTGGAATTTTATCTAAATATTTTTTAGCCGATAGCCAAAAAGCCGGTTGTTTTGCATATTCTTTATCTTTTACTGAATCATAGTAAGAATTATATAATTTTGCTAGATCTTCAGCTTTATCTTGCCATTCTTGTTCTATTCGTAAAAAATTTTTTTCTGCTGTTCCTTTAGAAATTTTATTATTAATTTTATCCCAAAATAAATTAAACAAAGGATTATATTTACTAGTGGTTTTATTGGTAGGGGTAGTGGTAGAGGTAGGGGGGTTTGTGCTAGGTTTTTTTGGACGACCACCTAATTTTCCATTTTCTTTAGAAGCTTCAATTCTTTTTGTAATATATAAAAATTCTTGTAGTTGTCTTTCATTTTGATAATGATCATTTATCAACACGAAAAACTCATTTACTATTTTTTCACATGAAAACTTTTCTGAATCAGTAATACAATTAGCAATTCGTAATATAGTATTCATATCTTTGGGAAGTCCAGGACATCTTTTATTCCAATTCCAACAAAGCAAACGGATATAAATTCCTATTTCTTGATTTGTTAGATGTTGAGTTCCTGCGATAAAATCTTCAGTAAATAAATACCAAGCTTTTAATTTTTCTTTAGGTTTCGAGTTCTCGTCTATAAACATTGTGACCTCCATATTTAATCTGTCTATAAAATTTTAAAGTATACTCATCTATTTTATCATCTATCTCGTCCGTAGAATAATTTTTAAAAATAAATTCGTCTTTGACTTTTGTAATAGCTTTGCTCTGTGCTTTCAACCATAAACCTATAAATATGTCTTGGTTTTTTTCATCTTCCGGTAATAAAATTTTAGTGTTTTTTACTTGGACGACGCGGGACATTTTTATCTATGATATCTGTCAAATCTATTAAACATCGTTCTATATTCCCTTTTACTACAAAAAATGGCGTATTTAAAGCAACAGATTGAATTTTCCATAATTTTTGAGAATTCGATAATTGTCCCTTTTCGTTTTTCAATTCGACATATAGTAATTTTCCAGGAGGATATTCAATAACAAAATCTGGAACGCCTGCTTTAAAACCCATTTTCTTTAGTTTCATTTGATATTGTACAGATCTTTTGCCCTCATTAGCTACATGATAATGTCTAAAAATATAAATATCTGAAAGTTCCTCAAGTAATAAATTACAAGCTATTTGAATTGATATTTCTTTGGTCATAGGGGGCAAACTACAAATCCACCCCCTATGTGTAGTATAATTATGGAGGTCATACTACAATTATTATTTCATAGGAAAAATAATAATTAAATATAGTTAAAAAAACCTTGTAAAACAAGGGAATTTTTATGAAAATAATGCTTCGCATAACCTAGACAAACTGATAGGATATTTTTAAATTAATAATATGGAGGTCAAAATGACTAATAATAATAATAGACTAAAAACTTATAAAGAAATCTTTTCAATGACTGCTAAAGATTTCCAAGACTTACTAAAAGAAAACACTGATACAAATTATCATACTGAAAATGTTTTATATTTAGCATTTAGAAGTGGTAATAAAAAATTTATTGATGAAGCAAAAATAATTCTTGCTGATCATTTGACTCAAGGTTCTTTATCTCATGAAAATGCGAAAAGAAGAACTGAATTACTTTCTAGAATAAAATCTACATTTTTAGTAACTTATCAAAAAACTTATTGGGAGTGTCTATAATGATTCCCAAACTTTTTAAATCTACTAAAAGAGTTGACCTTATCGAAAATGGTAAGGTCACTCATTATTTTAAAATTGAATTCATAGACGGCAGTAGTGCCGTTTTTGATAATAACTTTAATTTAGTTATGAAAAGTAAAATTGTAAATTTATTACCTAAATATTTATTAGATAGAGCTAATGCTTTAGGTAAAAAACTAGATCAAACTAATAATAATAATGGAGTTGATAATGAATAGTTATTTTTGTTATGAATGGCAAAGAATATCTAAAGATCAAGATAGAGATTTTGACGGATCAAAAAATTTAAAAGATTTGATTATAAATAATAATTTAACAGATACATTAAAATTTTTTGAGTTAATGCTTACTTGCACTAAAGTAATTAATGACGAATTGGTTGATGAGCATTATGCAGAAATTGAAGATAATGATTTACCAAATTTATTTTTCGGTAGTGGAAAACCTGTACCAAAAAAATATTTAAAAGAATTTAAAAAAATTAAAAATGAAAAAAAGTAAATTATTTCCTTACGGATATATGAGTCAACAAATTAAGGGTTATTGTCCTAGAACAAGAAAACCTATTTTTGAATTTACTCATACATTACCGAGAAAAAAAACTTACTACAAAATGTGTTGTAAGATTTCAATAATTTTGCTTTTACTATGTATTTCGATGTTAGTATTTGGTTGTAGTAGCAAACCAATCGTAGATAGTAGGGGCAAATCATCTGCAAATATCAATGGTGATATGAACAGATACCACGATGATTATTATACTTGTGAATCTATTGTAAAAGATAACACTAATAAAGTTATGGATACAGGAAAAACAATATATAATGGCCTTCGTTGGCGTGTATTATGGCTTTCACCTAAACTAACAACTAGGCAAGATTTAATTAATAATTGTCTAGAAGGTAGAGGTTATAATGTACTTAACAAATAATAATAATAAAGGAGGAACTATGACAAATGTTATAGATAAAATCTTCGATAATAGCGAAGATGGTAAACCAAACTATGCTATAGATCTTATAGACGGAACTCGTTTATATACTCGTGGCACAGTTTTAAATCCAATGCCTAAACCCGGTGATGCTATTAATTTTACAATAATTAATACAAAAACATCATCAAATGGGAATCAGTATACAAATGTTAAGGATATACAAGTAGCTGATAATCATACAAATCAAGACGATGGATTTAATCAATCTGCACCAATCAAATCAAATGGGTTCAATAAAAGCGATACTCAACGATTAGATATGTTTGTTACAGGTGTCGTTGGTCGTTCTATGGGAAGTGGACATTTTTCCGTAGATAATATCAACGAACTTACAAAAAATGCAGTAAAAGCTTTTAATGAAAACCTTAAAGGATTATAAAAAGCTTTTTAGGGACTTTTGGGGGTATTCAGAAACGGATACCCCTATTTGTTGGCACTGTGATAAACAACAAGCCGTAGACATACATCATATTATCGCTAAAAAAATGGGTGGAGTAAAAAATAACAGACTTAATAGAATTGATAATCTTTTTCCATTATGCAGGGATTGTCATAATCAAGCACATTCCAGGATAATTAAAATTGAAGATCTGCAAAATATTTTAGAAGAAAAAATAAGGATTAAAGAAAACAATGACCGATATTTATTCTCTTAATTTTGATCCAAATGTACTTTCACATAAGGAAGAAGAACTAGGATTAGAATTTGCTGATAATGATACAGCTATAGATTTGATGAAAAAAGAAGAAAAAATGATAGTGGCAGAATTAACGCTTTATTATACAAAATTTGGCGGATATAAGAATATTACTGAATTAAATGGAAAAATTTATTCAGATAAAAAGTTTAAGGATTTTTTTGATAGATACGAAAAAACCTTAAAGGCAAGGAATCAATCTAAAATTAGATTTGAAACCTTCAAAGCTTTTCGTAACGACTTACGAACAAAAGTTGTTAACGAAAGGGAATTGGCTAAAAACTTATAGAAAGGAGTTTATATGAGCCAGAATAAACAAATCCTTAATTACCTTTTACAAGGTAAAAAATTAACCCCTCTAACAGCATTAAGTAAATTTGGTTGTTTAAGATTGAGTGCAAGGATTCTTGATTTAAGAAAAGAGGGCCACAACATAACTACTGAAAATGTTACTCGTAAAGGAAAAACATTTGCAGAATATTCATTGGAGGTCAAATGAGCTATTACGAAAATAGACGATTGTATGCTATAAAAGAATTTTTTAGGCTACTAACTACTGATGATTATTTTAGGGAAAGAATAGCTGATGATGTTGCAGAAATATCAGATGAAGTTACTTCTAATTGCCTTCATGTCGTTACAGGATTTTCAGTACAACAAATTCCAAATGGTGATCGTGAAGGTCTTATAGTCTATGATGCACCTACTGGAAAACATATTGAAATATCTTTCAAGTATATTGAAAATGGAGGTGAACATGAAAGGTAAAACTCACGGTCATTATTTTGCTAATATGGAATTTATTGGTAGAGATATTAGAGTAGATGTTCGATATGTGAAATTTGACAATTCTGTTGACGGTAAAACAGGTTCAGGTTGGGTTGCTTCAGTAGATGATAAACCTTTATCTAACATGTTTGATTTCAGTAGTACTGCTAGTTATAGCAAAAAAGATTGTATTATTTTGCTCAAAAAACTGTTAGCAAGGGCTTATACTCGTAAAATGAGACATCAATTTAAGATTCATTTAGGCGAAATTGACGATGATACTTTGTTCGATGCAACCTATTCAGAAACTGAAGTTGGTATTTTAAAGGAGGTCAAATGAGTAAAACAGGAGCTTGGTATTTACAAATGTGTGAAGATGCTTCCGATTTAACTAAAGATGAATTCATCAAAAAACACGGTGAACATAATTTAGATTTATGGAATGAAGTTCACGAAGAACTTGGCGATCTTGAAGAAATGCAATCAAAATTAAAAGATATGCAATCAAGATTCAACAAAGTTGTTTCTAGAATGAATAAATCATTAGCAGGAAAGATTCTTAAAAATGATTGAGCATTTTAAAAAATTTGATGAGGGCGGTAAAAGTTTATTGCCCTTATCTTTTAGTCATTTAAACGAGTTTGCTTTTTATAGGGAAAGGTGGGCATTACGAAGAATTTTTGGATATGAATTTCCAAGTAGTGCAGCAGCTGAAAGAGGAAGTGCGGTTGAATCTGGACTTAATATGGTTCTAAATGGAATGTCAGTTTCTGAAGCTTCTTCTAAAATGGAAGCAGAATATGATGCTAATTGCATGAGAATCAATGATCCTAAAATAGAAGATGAAAGAACCAATCTTATTCCTCTATTAGAACTTGGAGCTAAGAAATTCCAGGAGCATGCTTTCCAATGGAATCTAATTGATTATCAAAAGCAAGTTGAAGTATTTATTAAAGGAATACCTTTTAAAGGTTTTACTGATTTTCATTTTGAAGATAAGAATACAAAGGAGGATTTTTATATTGATTTGAAAACTTCAAAAACTGCACCTAATCAAATATCTATGTCCCATGCTATGCAACAATCTATCTATCAAAGAGCAACAAATGCTAGACAAATGTTATGGTATTTGAAAACTCCTACAAAAACTAAAGGCGCAGAATTCGCAAAACTTGAATTATCTGATTATTCAGTCCCTATGAAAGTTTGTGAACATATAGTTCTTGTTATGGGAAAATATCTTGAAACTGTCAATTCAGCGGAAGATGTGAAAAATTCATTGATTCCGAACCCAGATAATTGGATTTGGAAAGAAGATACCGTTTTAAAGGCAAGAAAAGAGGTTTGGGGGTATTAACTACCCCTAGGCCTTAAAAGCTTCTGTACGGCCTTTAAATTGCGATTTTGAGGGGCTTTTAATGATCTTCTATCTCGTTTTCTTCTTTTTATTGGTCTTTTACCTATTAGCTCAGTAATTAAGGCAGATGTAGTGATTCCAGCCATTTTTCTAAGTCCCCACTTTTCGCATAGCGATTCTGTGCGATTGTGCGAAAGTAGCGCCATTTTTTAAAGATCTAGCCATACTACGCATATGTTTGAGAGAATGATGTCTTGCGTGACGATTCATTGTCTTTTTTTGCCTAGGAGTTAAATCCTTAATAATATTTTTAATAGACGCTACTTTGACCATTATCTTTTCTTTTTCTTCTTCTTTTTTGGTTTGCTCATTTTTGACATTTTTGATTTCTTCATGCCTTTAGAATGAGAACCTTTGCCATAATGATAAGGCATATTACTTCCCCTTTTTCTGTTTTTTTAAGATTGCCATTTGTAAAGCTTTAGGCAATTTCTTCTGTTTATTAGTTAGACCAACTGCTTTCTTTTTCTTTTTAGCCATAGTCTAATGCAACACATAATTATGAACAATCACAACTAATGCAACTGCTATTACAATTTGCACCCATGATTTTAATTCAGTAAATGCGTGCCACCACTTTGTTACTTTCTGTTCTATTTTTTTAATAGCCATACAGTACTCCTTTCAATTATTTAGATATGCCCTTCGTTTTTTCGAAAGTGCGGAGTGCTCCCATTCCGAGCAAACTCATGACAAGTGGCATGAGAGTTCCCATATCTAATTCAGGTATATTTACCACTTCGTACTGAAACAAACCACAAATAAATAAAATAAATTTACTTAAAACGAATTCCCAAAAAATCGCTAATGCACATGACATTCCAATTAAGGGCCTCCAGGAGCGCTGCAACATTCCAGAAATACCACCAGCTGTAGATTTTGCGTCAGCTAAATTTATATCCATTTGTTTTAATTTAACTTCGTTTTCTAATTCAAGTAGTTTTGCTTTTGCTTGTGCTTTTTCTTCTTCACTTACATGAAGATCGTCAACTATTTTCCCAACACTATCAACTAATCCTCCAGATAATAATTTTCCTAATACCATTATTTACCCCCTAGTAATATCCATGCTCTTTTGAGGTAGGATAATCTGTTTTTTTCAATTTCTTTTTTTTCTTCCATAGTTGTTATGCGTTTGACTTTGCGCTTTTTTGCATTTTTTCTATTATGCGATTTGCCCTGTTTGTTGTTTGATTGTACCATAAACTATCCCTCATTTCTTCGATTGCACCTTCAATATTGTTTTCAGATAAACATTTCTTGAATCGTATAAATTTATTTAAACGGGGCAAACCTAGCTGGAATACCATATGTAAAACACATTCTTTTGCATTATCATCAATATTCATGCCCTCTGTAAAAGTTTCCATATCTTTTTTAGAAACATTAAAATCTTTTAAAAATAATTCCAAACCTCTTTGATATGTTATTGGTTGCATCAACTCTTGTTTTTCATTGTCCCTAATCAAATGACCT